GGCGAAACGCTGGCGCAGGTCCGGTTGCGGGTCACGGATTGGTGGCGCGGTCAGGACGTCGAGGAAGCGGTCGTCATCGCCCACAAGCACGTCTTGCGGATGCTTCACCACTCGCTGACGGGTGAGGACTACGAACCCCGCAATGCCGAGCCGATGGAGGTGATCCTGTGACCACGCAGACATGGAAGTTGATCGTCCAGCGCGCCGACCGGGACTGGTCGAAGGGCAGCGTGCGCCCGGTGGCCTACGAGTTTTCCAACGGGCGAGAATTCAATGTGACCGAGCGGCCGGGGCAGGCTTACGGCACGGGGACGGGCACATGAGCGCCGCCCTCGTCCTGTGGCTCGCGCTCGCATACCGTATCCGTGGGCACCGTCCTGATAGCGGGTCCCTGCGCACGGTCATGCACCCGGTCTTCACGCTTCGCCCCCTGTGGGCGGCGTCCGTGTTCGGCGTGGTCTACATGCTGACGGGTGACCTGTGGATCGCGGGTGCCGTGGCCATCGGCGAGTGGATCGGCCTGCACATCCGCCACGCCCCCGGTCAGGACATGGGGACGTGGCGCGGGTCCATCTGGGGTGACGTGCTCTACATGGTCCGCGTCGGCGCAATGCGTGGAGCGATCGTCTTTGCTGCCGTCATCGCCCCGCTCGTCGTCGTGACGCACTTTAATGGCGCAGGGCTGACGTGGTTGGCGGTCGTTTACCCATTTGTGTGGGGCATCCCCGTCCTCTACGCCATCACGCTCCCGCTCTCCTACTTCGTCGGCTGGCGCATCCCCTGGCGGGTGCCGCACATCCTGCGGGGCGGGATTGAGTGGAGTGAGTTCCTCACGGGCGCATCTCGGGCGGTCGTTTTCGTTCTGGTGTTCGGAGCCTGACATGGCGCAGTTCCGCAAGAAGCCGGTCGTGATTGATGCCGTTCAGTTCGACGGTACTTTTGGATCAGTATGGCCGATGATCCGCGAACACCGGGAAATCCAGTGGGAGCCGGATGGCGGGGTCCTGACGATCAAGACCCTAGAGGGCGACATGACTGCTAGTCCTAGCGACTGGATCATCCGCGGGGTGAAGGGCGAGTTCTACCCTTGCAAGCCTGACATCTTCGCAGCGACCTACGAGGCGGTGTGACCATGGCCGTCATCGAAGTCCTCCCCTATGCGAGCATGGAACAGGCGGCGACGCTTGCGGCCGACCAGAAACTCGCCAGCGAGATCGCCCGCGTTCTTCGCAATGCTTATGCTGGGTGGAGTTGGGCAGTTCACGTTGATAGCCGCACGGGCATCGCGACGATCGAGAATTGGGACCTGTCCGAACGCTTTGGCTTCGTCCTGCACATGAACAAGCTGACCGGCGCGCATGAGATCAGGCGCGCGGCGATCCTAGCCGGCGGCGAGTTCCTTGAGCGCCACGGCCTGCCGGCGACCAAGGCCAACGAGGCCGACCGCGCAGAGAAGCAGGCCCGCGCGTGGTTCGCATGATGGAAGAGATCAGCGTCGAGCGCGTGTCGTTCTGGGACGGCGAAACCAACGCCCACGAGACGTATGAATTCGGCTGCATGAACATGCCGGTGGAAAGCGTCATCGCGGCGCTTCAGAAGGTGCAGGCCATTCTGGCGACCAAGGGGCTCACGACAATCGTGGCCGAGCCCACCGGAGACGGTGCCGGACTCACCGTGACCGGCAGCCGCTACAAGACGCCGGCCGAGGCAGAGGCGTTCCGGCAGCGCCAAGCCGACTACAAGGCCGGGCGCGAGCGGTGGCCCAGCCCCGACGCTTCCGACGAACTGAGGGCCACGCGCCGCGCCGCCGTTGCGGCTGAGATCGCCGCTCGCGGCTGAACATCCAAGGTGGTGCCATGCTGAACGACGACGCCGGTTCCAAGATGGAGGACGGGCAGGAGCAGGACGTGCGCTCGCGCGACTGGCTCGCCCTCGCCCGGACCTGTTGGGACCAATCGGAGTCGTTCGTCCAGTCCGAACTGCAGAAGCCGTGGGAAAAGGCGCTTGATCACTTCCACGGACGCCACCCCTCGGGGTCCAAGTACAATTCGGACGACTACCGGGGCCGGTCGCGGCTGTTCCGCCCGAAGACCCGTTCCACGATCCGCAAGGGCGAAGCGGCGTGCGCGGCGGCGTTCTTCTCCACACAGGACGTCACCAACGTCGCGCCCACGGACGACGGCGATCCGATCCAAATCGCGTCGGCCGAGTTGATGCAGCAAATTCTTCAGCACCGGCTCACGAAGACGATCCCGTGGTTCATGACGGTCCAGTCTCAGTTTCAGACCACGAAGACCATGGGGTACTGCGTCAGCCGGCAAGAGTGGCTGTACGAGCGTGTCGAGGAAATGGTTGATCAGCAGGTCATGGACCCGATGACCGGCGCCCCCGTGCTTGATGCCGAGACGGGTGATCCGCTGACGCTACAGGTTCCCAGCGAGCGCATCCGCAAGGACCAGCCGGTCATCCGACCCATCCCGCCGGAGAACTTCCGCTTCCACCAAGGCGCGGACTTCCTCAATCCGGCCGAGGACTCGCCGTTCCTGATCGAGCGGGAGGCGGTTTATGCCGGGGCCTTGAAGGGCGCGGCGGGGTCGAAGGACGGCATTCTCGAATGGCTGGACGTGGACGACGCCACGCTGGCCGAGGCTAAGGTAGACACGACGTCCTCAATCCGCGAGAAGCGGTCGGGATACGACCCGCTAGACCCGGACGGCACGTCGGAAAGCATTGAAGACCACGAACTCGTCTGGCGCCACCGGAATATCATCCGCGACGAGGAAGGGGACGATTGGTTCTTCTTCTCGCTCGGAACCGTGTCGTTGCTCAGTGAGCCCGTGCGCCTTCGGGATTACGCGCCGTGGCTTCGGGATGGTGAGAGGCCGTACGTCATCGGCTACGGGATGCTCGAAGCCTTCACGGCCACGCCGACGAGCCAAGCCACGTTGCTGTCCGACCTTCAGGTTGCGGTCAACGACGTCCAGAACCTGCGGATGGACGGCATTAAGCACTCGCTGCACCCGAAAACGCGCATCAAGGCCGGCGAGCAAATCGACATCAAGGCGGCCACGTCGGGGGCGCCGGGGTCTGCGGTGGTGGTCAAGGACGTCGCCAACTCCATCGCCTACGACCGGCCCCCGGATGTGACGAGCACGGCCTACGCCGAACAGGACCGGCTCAACGTGGACTTCGACGAGGTGGCCGGGGCGTTCAGTCAGGGCACCGTCGCGACCAATCGCCGGATGAACGAGACCGTCGGCGGCATGGCCTTGCTCACAAACGCCGCCAACGCGGTCACCGAGTACGACCTTCGCATCTTCGCGGAAACGTGGGTCGAGCCGGTGCTTCGCCAGCTTGTCCGATTGGAGCAACGGTACGAAAGCGACGAGGTGATCCTGGGCCTTGCGGCCCGCAAGTCGGACATGATCCAGCAATTCCAGCGGCACGGCATCGATCCGGGATTGGACAAGCTGCTTGATCAGGAACTCACGGTCACGGTCAACGTCGGCATCGGCCAGACCGACCCGAACATGCGGCTTCAAAAGTTCCAAGTCGCGATGCAATCCCTGATGCAGATCGGCATGGGGCTGTCTCAGATGACCGGCGGGCCGCAGGTGCTTCAGTCGCCCGCGTTTCAGGCCATCGCGAAAGAGATTTTCGGCGCGGCCGGCTACAAGGATGCGTCAAGATTCCTCGCGTTTCAGGATCAGGGACAGGACCCGACGCAACAGGCCGTCCAGCAAGTCCAGATGCAGGCGCAACAGGCGATCCAACAGCTACAGGCGCAGATGGCCGAGATGCAAAAGGCCATTGAGGACAAGCAGGCCGACCGCCAACTCCGGGCGTGGGAAAAGACGGTGGACGTCCAGGCGTCCATGTCCAAGCAGGAACGCGAACTCGCGGCCCGTCTCGCGATGGAAAAGCAGAAGCTGGCCGTCGACGTCGCGGTCAAGCGCGAGGACCGGGAGGCGAACGCGGCGATAGAGATGGAGAAACTCCGTCGCCAGCAGGAAATCGCCCAGACCGACACGTTGGACGAAGCGGTCATGACGATGCTCCAAGGCGCACTTCAGCCGCCGGCCCCTGTCCGCACCGAACGCCGGGTCATCTGATGTCCGCGAAGTTTGAACGGCTCGTCGCCGCCGCTATGCTCAAGCAGATGGCCGACGAGGGGACGGGGGTCGGCCGCGCTGAGATGGCCGCGCTTCGTCAAGAAGTCGCGGACATGGCGGGCGATCTTGCCGAAGCCATGCAGACGATCCCCGGCTACAGGCAACTGATCGACGGCATCGGGGAGATGAGCCGGGCCGAACTGGCCCAGTTCAAGGAACGGCTGGACGATTTCGCGGAAGACGTGGCGGAAGCCATGGGCCGGCTTCCGTTGAACGGCGACACGGGTCCGATGGGTCCGATGGGGCCTCCCGGTCGTGATGCGGTCGGGCTGCCCGGTCGAGACGGCAGGGACGGCGTGGATGGCCGCGACGGGACCGGCATCACGTCGGCCCGGATGGATGGAGACACGCTTGTCCTCGGGCTGTCCGACGGCACGGAACGCCGCATCGGCCGGGTCCGTGGTGCGGATGGGAAAGACGGCCCCCGTGGTCCCGCCGGTCCCCGTGCGCAGATCGGCGTGACGGTGAGTTCAAGCGCCCCGACGTCGGCTGACGGCGTGGACGGCGATATCTGGTTCCAGGTCTAGTGATGACCGACGGCGCGGGCATCGCGGCTGCCGCCACCGACCTGATTGGCCGCCAGCACTATCATCGCGTCAAGTCCACGCTCATCAGCGACGGGGCCAACGACACGGCCGATTTTAGGGGAACCACAACATGGCACTGAAATTCTCGACAGATCTGCGCAACTCGCGGGCCGATGCGATCTCGACCGCGATCGGCAACGGGGGCATCCTTCGCATCTACGACGGGACGCGACCGGCAAACGTCGGCACGGCGGTAACCACTCAGGTCGTTTTGGCCGAACTGACGGGCGGCAGCCCGTTCGCCCCGGCAGCGTCGAGCGGCGTGCTGACCGCCAACGCGATCACGCAGGACAGCAGCGCCAACGCGACCGGCACGGCCTCGTGGTTCCGCCTCTTTCAGGCGAATGGAACGACAGCCGTAATCGACGGTGACGTAACGGCGACGGGCGGCGGCGGCGACCTCACCCTCAACACCATTTCCATCGCCTCAGGCGGGCCGGTCCAGGTGACCAGCGCGGTGTTCACGGAGGGAGGTGCGTAATGCTTCTCACGCAGCGCGTGGCACTGCCCGACGTGCAGGGCCTGCCGGACTGGCAGGTTGCCGAAGTGCTCAACACCCCCGACGCCACACTGCCGACCGTTCGCGTGGACGTGCCCACCGGGGACGTGCAGGAGGTGCTCCTGACAACCGGGGAGTGGGCCGGGATCGTGCTCGCGGCCGAAAGCGCGAGCACACCAAGCCAAGTTCGCACCTTGGCAATCCTCATGCGCGACACCGTGAGGCAATCCTCGACCATCGGCACATCCCAGCCGACGGTCTACGCCAGTACGGCGGCAGCCCTCGCCGGTCTGGTACAGGCCGGGCTACTGGCGACGCAAACGCGGGATGCGCTCTTGGCGCTGGCCGAGAAACCTCAATCTTGGGCGGCGGCGAACGGCGTCGATGTCACGGCCCGAACGGTCGGTCTCGCACGAGGAGGGATTTAATGGCGGTTGCTAAGTGGGCTGCGCCGAGCGCGCGGTCGGCCAATCTTGCTGGCACGGCGCTGAACAGCCTCGCCAACGGCTCGGCGTCGGCCTTCATCACTTATAACAACGCTACCAACCTCGACCTTTACTCGGCGATTGCCGTCAGGCTCGGGTCGATCAACCCCGCGACGGGAGGCAGCGTGACCTTGCGGGTTTACGCGAGCGACGGGACGGACGTGCCGGATGTGAATGGTGGCGCTTTCGACGCCTACGTTGTGGCGCTGGCGACGGGAAGCAGCGCGAAGGTCGTCACCATCCCCATGGTGCGGCTGTACCCGTTCTCGCTGCGCTTCCAGATCGTGAACGGCGCGGGCGTGTCGTTCGCCGCCAGCGGCAATGAACTCTACGTCACGCCCTATAACGAGGATGTGACCTAATATGCCACGCGGCGTTAGTCTCCTCGACGAAGCCCGCTTGCAGCAGCGGCTCTGGACGCCCGCTCTGCTGCGGCCGGCTTTGTGGATGGATGCTGCCGACCAGTCCACGATCACGACTGCCACGGGCATCAGCGAGTGGCGAGATAAAAGCGGCAACGGGCGGCATTTCACCCAATCAGTCGCGGCGAGGCAGCCAGGGTATAACACAACCGGCATCAACGGTCTGGGCACCATCGCTTTTGACGGCAGCGTCAAAGCGCTGCAACGCACGCCCGAGGCGTGGGCGTTTCAATATCCAGTCACGTCCTTTATTGTATTCAGGGCGACGGCATTCAACGGTAGCTATAACTCGCTTTTTGAGTTTTACACCGTAAGCGGTCAAGCAACTGCCGGATGGAGTGACCTCATCGGCCCTGCATCGCGTTCTGCGATTTATGCAACAAACACCGTCGGAACACAGAACTTTTATGACGGCACCGGTTTGTTGACTTACATCGCAAATAGAACCTACATTTTTACAGGCATACATCAAAACAACTCGCTAGTTGGGCTGCGAAACGGAAACGCAGACGGTAGCAACTCCGGCTCCTATACGTTGCGGACGAACTTAGGAACTTCGCCGCTGTACATAGGCTCATCGCCTTTGTTCAGTCGGTACACGAACTGGCAAATTGGAGAGGTAATCATCACAAATAATGCGGCGCTATCCGTACCGGATCGTTTGAAAATTGAGGGATATCTTGCGTGGAAGTGGGGCGTCGCCGGGGACGTGGTGACGAGCAGTCAGTTTTTAAGCCGCCCGCCCCTGATCGGAGACTAACATGCCGCTCCGCATCCGCGTTCCTGCGATCGGTGCGGCGGCGTCTGGCGTAACAGGCGCGATCGCCGCGACGGCGCCCGTCGCCACCCTAGTCGCATCTGGCGAGCGGGGCGTAACAGGCACCATCGCGGCCACTGCACCCGCAGCGACACTCGCCGCCTCTGGCACGCATACAGCGCCGAGTGTCACCGGAACCATCGAGGCCACTGCGCCCGCAGCGACGGCTTCGGCAAGCGGCGCGCATGGCGTCGCGGGTGCAATCAACGCAGCGGCCCCAGTCGCCACGCTGGCGGCGACCGGTGCGAGTGGCGCGGCTGGCACCATCGCCGCATCCGCCCCCGCCCCCACGTTGGTCGCATCCGGCGTCATCACACCGGCAGCAGTCACCGGCACCATCGCCGCGACGGCACCCGTCGCCACTTTGGTCGCTACCGGCGGCGCGGTGCGGCAGATCTACGTCAAGCGCAACGGGGCGTGGACGTCCACCCTCACGCCGAGGGTGAAGAACAACGGCGCATGGTCTACACCATCGGCCGTATGGTATCGCACGAACGGCACTTGGACGAAGGTGTGGGGTAACTGATGAGCATCGCCGCCCTTATCCTCGCCATGCAAGCCGCCCGACAGGGGAGGCAGGGCCAACAGGCCGATACCGAGGCCCTACAGCGGCTTATTGACCAAGTGTCTACTCTTGCCGACAAGCCTGGCAGGGACGGCCGAGACGGCCCCCCCGGTCGCGATGGCGTGGGGGTGGAGCGGGCCACCGTCCGTGATGGAAGGTTGATCCTCACCCGCACGACCGGAGACGACATTGACGTTGGGCCTGTCATCGGGCCAATCGGGCCGAAGGGTGGCAAGGGTGATCCTGGGGAGAGCGTCATCGGCCCTCCCGGACCCGCCGGAAGAGATGGTCGAGACGGCGAGGATGGCGTCGGCATCGCCAGCGTCGAGCGGGTCAAGGACAACATCGTCGTTACCCTAGACGATGGCCGCGCGGTCGATCTGGGGAGTTTCCGGGGACCACAAGGGCCGTCCGGACCTCGCGGTCCTGCGGGGACTGCGGGGCCTCCGGGCACGGGTGGCGGTGCGTCGGGCGCCATTACGTCGTCCGGGTTGACGATGACGACAGCGCATCGAATGCTCGGCGGGAGAACGGCCGGCGGTGCGGTTGAGGAATTCCAAGCTCCTTATCTTGCCGTTCTCGCGACGCGCGCAACGGCCGGGTCAAGCGTGTTCCCGAACGGAACTGATACCGTGTGCCCGTGGGACAACATTGTTTACAATCCCTACAGTTGGACAGTAAACTCCTCATCAAACTTTGTTATTCCGTCAGGTGTCACAAGGGTTCGCTGCACTGCGACGGTAATTCTTGACGCTGCATTTGGCGAGTCAGGCGCTACATATGTGGCAATTAGGCAGTTTAATAGTAGCAATGTATTTCAAAATACCGGCTTCTTCCCAGGCGCTACCGGCCTAGGGTTTGTCGCATTCCCGACGGCAACGTGTATTTTTGATGTTGTCGCGGGGGACTATGTAAGGGTGGCGCTACAACAGCAATCAGGATCTGCACGGGTCTACAACACAGCTGGCTTTGGGGCAGCGGGGCGTGCAAGTTCTCTTGCGATTGAGGTGATCGGATGACCGCCAGCGTTTTGGTCCTCGGGGATTGGGATCTTCCGTCCATCGCGGCTGCAAGCGGCGCCGCCCCGTCAACTCCGCTATCACCGACGTTCTGGTTCGCGTCGGGCGACGACGGCACTGGCGCAGGAACACTTTACGTCGCGGGCGTGACCCAGCATTCCCTCGACGCGGCCCTCGCCGCATGGCTGGGGGCAAATCCTCAGTGAACATCTACGACACCGACCAAGGCCGGTTCGCCGTCCTGCCCGACCCGTTCTTCGACGTACTTCTCGGCAAGCATCGGGAGTATTGCCCGCACCTGCTGGCGTTCCTCCGCACGATCATCCGGAAAGGGGATATCGTGGCACGGTCCTTCACTGATGCATCTCGAAGCTGGAGATAGACGTCCGCGACCTGGGGGAGCAACCGGGCATCATAACCGACTGCTCTCGCGCCCGATTTGGTGCGGTAAAAGATCGGATTGGTCGACTGGGCCAAGTCCTCGGAAATAAAGGGTTTTAGGGCGTCCGCTTGCAAAAAAAACGGCAGTTGGTCGACGGTCGTCAGAACGCCAGTTCCAGCCTTTGGCGACCTGCTACGGCCCAGTGCCCGAAGGAATGCCAGAAAGCGGCTTAGTTGCCGCAAGGCTTCGAACATGGTACGGTGAAATTGAGAATGGCCCCTGTCTTCGGATAGGGCCTTTTTTGTTTGAGGCTCCGTATGGCGAAAAGCCCCGCTTGGCAGCGTAGCGCCGGGAAGTCCAAGAGCGGGGGGATCAACGAGGCGGGCCGGCCTTATCCGACGCTCGTCGATAATATGCGGGCGGCGAAAAAGTGACCCGCACGGATTATCGCAAGGGCGGCAAGGTCAAGGGGCCGGGCACGGGGACGAGCGACAGCGTCCCCGCGAGGTTGTCGAAGGGTGAGTTCGTCACGACGGCGAAAGCCACTCGCGAGATCGGCGCCGCGAAGCTCCAGCGCCAGATGAAGGCGGCCGAGCGCCGCGCCAACACGAAAGGATCAAAGCGATGATGGCTTGTGCATCTTGTCCGAACCCGGCCGCTTGCAAGAAGGCTGGCGGGTGCATGAAGAAGGCCGCCGGTTACAAGAAGGGTGGCATGGTGAAGAAGCCGGTTAAGGGCGGCAAGAAGTAAGCATGTCTGCCGCGATCCAAGAGCGCATGGCCCGAGCGCACCTCGGGATCGAGATGGAGGTGTTCCGCGAGAGCACCGCCTACAAGCATCTCGTAGCGTGTGCGGAACAGCGGTATCAAGGGGCCGTGGCGGAACTGATCGACGCGGACCCCACGGACGTCGGGATCATCGCACGGGCGCAGGCGGATGCGCGGGTGTTCCTCGAAATGCGGCAGTGGATTGAGACGGCGATCCAGGGCGGTCAACTGGCGGCCGGCGAACTTCGGGCGCAGGACTACGCGGAATGAACCCCCACATCGCCGCTCACCGCCGGGCACTAGACGAACTTGACGCCGTGATCCCGTCCGTTGAAGCCCTTGCCGCTGATTGCATCGCGAGCATCAAGGCGGGCGGCAAGATCCTGCTGTTCGGGAACGGCGGTAGCGCGGCGGATGCCCAGCACTGGGCGGCGGAACTGACGGGCCGCTACAAGCGGGAACGCCGCGCGCTGCCCGCCATCGCGCTCACCACGGACACGTCGGCACTGACGGCGATCGGGAACGACTACGGGTTCGGGGATGTGTTCGCGCGACAGGTCCGGGCGCTGGCCCGTGACGGGGACGTGCTGATCGGTATTTCCACGTCGGGCACCTCCCCGAACGTCGTGGATGCCATCAAGGCGAACGCCGGCCGGGCGTGCATCCACGCGATGATCACCGGGCCGACCGCTCCGGGCATGTCTCTGTTGGACCACGCCATCCGCGCCCCCGGCGACAGCACCGCCACCATCCAAGAAATGCACGCGATCATCGGACACATCCTATGTGGGATGATTGAAGACGCCTTTGCGGAGTGACCAATGGGACCAGGGACGGGCAGAAGCGGCGGGCCTCGCGCCACGCCGGCCGATACGCTGCGCGCTCTGGCGGGGGACATTTCGGATTACCTCGCATCGCGTGGGGAGTTGTTGCAGGGGATCGCCGCTGATCCTGCCTATGCGCCCCGTGCGGCGTCGGGTCGTGAGGCACTTGCCCAGATCATCAACCGCACCCCGGAAGAGGGTCGCGCGCGGTTTGATGAAGTGTTCGCCAACCCCTTCATGGGGGCGATGCCGGTTGCGGGCATCTTCGCGGGCATGGGGGCGAAGACCGCCGACCTCGCGAAGCTACGGGTGGCCGAGGACATGGCGGGCAAGGGAGCCGAGCCGGAAGCCATCCGTGCAGCGACGGGGTGGTTCCAAGGGCCGGATCAGAAGTGGCGGTTTGAGATACCGGACAACGAGGCTTTCCTAGAGACGCCGCGTGGCGCCCCACCGGGATACGAGGCCCTACAGCACCCGGACGTGCAGGATGCCTATCCCGACTTGTGGGCGCAGCTACAGCAGTCCATCCGTCCGGGTCCGCAACGGGGGAAGTTCTACCCCGACACGAAGACCATCGTTGCGGAAGGCCCGACGCAGGACGTGCGCCGGTCAACGGCGCTTCACGAAATCCAGCACGCCGTACAGCAGCGCGAGGGGTTCGCGCCCGGCGCGAGCGTGGGCGGCATTGAAGCCGGGATGGACAATGCCCGGCGCCGGGTTGAGGAAACCACGCAGGCTCTCAACAGAAGCCCTGCAATGCAGCGGTTCCGCGACGATTTCGCATCGAAGTTCGGCCAGCCGTATCCCTACCCCCTGACGGACGCGGGGATGGATGAGGCGGTTGCGAAAATGCTCGGCAACCGTTTCGGGGTGCCATCGGAAGAGGTTTCAGCGTTTCTCGCGTCCCATCCGATGCTGCAATCGCTCCGTCAGGATTTGACCGATGCGACGGCTGGCGCCCGACAGGTGCCGGGGTATGGCACGGGCGCTTACAACGCCTATCGGAATGTGTCCGGCGAGGTAGAAGCCCGCGACGTCCAGTCCCGCGCCGACTTCACGCCTGAGCAGCGAGCGGCAACGACCCCTTACTCCTCCCAGGGCATCGCACCGGATGACATGATCGTCCTGCCGCGAAGCGGGGGCGTGCAGGCGAGCGTCCGTGGCGTCACCATCCCGCCGGATGATCTGGCGCGGCTTCGCGGAATGACCGAGGACGAGTACGTCGCAGCGATCAACCCGGACGGAAAGCGCATCCCGGATCGGCCATTCGGCCCGCAACGCCCGGAGCCAATCCGGGAACTGATGGTCGGCCTTGGGGAGCCCCCGCGTCTGGTCCGGACTGACACCTTGGCTGACGGCAGCAAGGTCAAGATCGTTGCGGTCACCCGGTACGGGAAGCCAACCGGGGAGTATTGGGCGGTCCAGGGAAAGAACGTCATCGGCCAAGCCGCGCCGACCGGCGACGGAACGGCGTTGATGGTCGCGGACGAGTTTCAAGGAAAGGGCATCGGCACGCTGTTGTCGTCCGTCGCTCGGGCTGCCGACCCATTTGCCCCGTCAGGCGGCCTGTCCGCTGGGGGAGAGGCGACGGCGCGCAAGGCATTCCAAAACATCGTGGCGCCAGAGGATCGGTGACCGCGACGAGTTCCTGACTTCGGTCGGGATGCCCTTCTAAGCGGCCTTGGGCAAGCCGCCGAGCAGCGTCGTGAGACGCCGCACTTCCCACTAGACGGAGCCTTACCCTTGTCTGATGACGCCACCCTTTCGGGCGCGTCGGTAGTCTTCAATGCCGATGCCCCGCCGCAGATCGACCTTAACGCGGACAACGAGCCGCCGGTCGTAGACGAGCGCCCCGAACTCACGGGCCGCGATGCCGTCGAAGAGGCCGCCGCACGGAAAGCCCGAGACGCGCAGGCCCGGAAGATCCGGGAAGCGCAGGGACAGCCCGAGCCGTCGAACGACGACGACGACGGGGACGACGACAACACGCCCCCGTCCGCACCGGGACAGGCGTCGGATGTTCCTGGGGAGCCCCAGCAGCCCCGCGACCGGGAGGGCAAGTTCGCCGCGAAGAACGTGGCCGACGACACGAAGATCCGCGTCAAGGTCAACGGCGAGGAGCGCGAAGTCACCGTCGAGGAACTTCGGCGCAACTACCAGATCGAATCGGCCGCCCGGCAGCGGATGCAGCACGCATCCGAAATGCAGCGGCAAGCGGCGGCGATGCTAGAGACGGCCCGACAGGAAGCCGGTCGCATCGCCAACGCGAACCAGAACGCCCCCGGCGGCGCCCCCGCGCAGGCCGAAACGGGCAACGATGACGTGGACAAGCTGGCGGAGGCACTCGCCTACGGCAGCAAGGACACGATCAAGGAAGCCTTGGCAAAGGCACTGAAGGGCCAGAGCGGTACGCAGCAGGCACCCGCTCTCACCCCCGACGTCGTACAGGCCGAGGTGGACAAGCGGGTGCGTGCTTGGCAGATCGCATCCGAGGCACGAAACGACCTACAGACTTTTGCTGACCGTCATCCCGACGTCGCCAAGGACGAGGACCTACAGACCGTCGTCGCGCAGCGTGCCCAGCGCATGATGCTCGAAGACTTGGAGACTGTAGGCGCCGACCCCCGCGTACTGGCATCCCTGACGCCCGCCCAGATCGGTTTTTACCACCGTGAGGCGGTACGTCTCGGCTATGCGCGGCCGACCATGACGATCTTCGACACGGCAGCGAAAGAAACGAAGGCGAAGTTCGCGCCGCCGGCTCAGGCCGCTCTTCAGTCCCGCAAGGATGCGAAGGCGAACCTGTCCAAGCCTACTCATGCCGCATCCATCCGGGCGCCTGCACCCCAGCCGCCCAAGCCGAAGACCCCCGCGGACATCATCGCTGAAGAGCGTGCGTCCCGTGGACTTCGCTTCGCCTGAGAAACTCGCGCAGTGATGCGCCGGTAGAAGGAATACGAACATGCCTGCTGGTCAGGTTTGGTCCACGAACTCGCTTGGCGGGTTCCTCTATGCCGACGAACTGTCGGACGTCCTGCGCACCGAGGTGCGTTCCACCAACAAGTTCCGCCAGCTTTGCGATGCCCAGGACTTCAGCGACAAGGGCCTCCACCACGGCCAGACCGTGACGTGGAACGTCTACTCGAAGCTGGACGGCACCGCGACGACGCTGGCGGAAACGACGGCGATGCCTGAGACGAACTTCCGCGTCACTCAGGGCACGGCGACCGTGTTGGAGTGGGGCCGGGCCGTTCCGTTCACCTCGCTTGTCGATTATTTCGCCAAGCATTCGGTGAACGAGGTCACCCGCAACGTCCTCGCCCGCGACTGCCGCGAGACGCTGGACCGCGCCGCGTTTGCCGAGTTCAACAAGACGGCGCTCCGTTACGTGGGCACGGCGACGGCTGCGGCCGGCGTTCTGACCACGAACGGCACGGCGACCGCCACCAACTCGTCGGCGCTCAACAAGTACCACGTCCGCGCCATCGTGGACACGATGAAGGAACGGAACATCCCCGCATATTCCGGGGACGACTACATGGCGATCGGCCGCCCCACTGGCTACCGCGTCCTGCGGAACGAGCTGGAGACGGTGAGCCAGTACGTCGAAAGCGGGTACGCGAAGATCCTGCGCGGCGAGATCGGTCGCTTCGAGGGCTGCCGCTTCATCGAGCAGACCAACATCCCGCGTGGTCGTGCCGCGTCGGGTGCGACCACGATCCCCTTCTTCATGGGCGCCGACACGGTGGCCGAGGTCATTTCGGTTCCGCCCGAGGTTCGTGGCAAGATCCCGTCCGACTACGGCCGGTCGCTTGGCATGGCTTGGTATGCGCTCGAAGGGTTTGGCATCATCTACTCTTCGGGCAACGATCCGGCCGCCACGAACGCCCGCATCATCAAATGGGACTCCGCCGCCTGATACCACGGCGGCCGAACGGGGCATGGTCTGACGACTGCGCCCCGTCTTTTTTCAACTGCCGTGGATAAGGAGCTAAAGCCATGGCTTACAGTGTATCGTATGATCACCCCACCTACGCGGGCCGAACGCTGGTCCAGGGTGGGTCTTCGGCGGCCGGCACGCTCGCCGTCTCCGCTTCGATCCTGCACCCGGCGGCGCAGGACCTTTGGAACGTCGCCTATCAGGTCACGGCGGCCGGCACGGGCACGGGCGCTCTTGCCCGCGTCATCAACGTGTCGGGCACGACCACGACCACGCTGGCGACCATGACGGCCGGCACTTCGGCCATCGGGTCGGTCGTTCGCGCGCGCGTAATCAGCACGGCGACGACGTTCTCCACCCCCATCGCGATCGCGGCGGCGGACTCGTTCACCTACGTCACCAACGTGGCCGATGCCACGCTGGCGGGCCGGGTGGCCTACGAGGTCTCGATCGACGCCGAAGCCCTGCTTACCTAAGAAGGAGTGACGCGACATGGCGATCATGCGCGGGAACAACATGGTCTCGGCCAAGGTGGTCACGGACAACCTGCCTCGGGACATCGAGTCGAAGGACATGGGCAAGGTCGCGAAGACCGATGCCCTGACCCCGAACAACACCGGCATTGCCGACAAGTTCAATTACGGCGGCAAGTCGGGCCGGTAATCGATCACACCCAACTCAGGCCCCCGCTGGAAACGGCGGGGGATTTTTTTCGTTGCGGCCATCCTTCGGGACGCCGCCTGACCCGTGAGGGAACATGGTCTGGAAACCCGGCATCGATTATTCGTGGCGTGAGCACACCCGTATCTGGCACCTCGCCGTCCCGTTCACGAAGGGACGGGTGTTGGACATCGGCGGGGGGATGCATCGGATCTTCGAGCACTGGACGTATTTGAACAGCGACAAGGCCCACGCCGGGCAGCGGGTGGCTGACATCCGCGCTGACGGTGGCGACCTGTCGATGTTCGCGGATCGGTCGTGGGATGCGGTGTTCTCGTCGCACACCTTGGAACACATCAAGGATCACGTCGGCGCGCTTGTGGAATGGTCCCGCATCGTCAAGGACGGCGGGCATATCTGCCTATACCTGCCCCACAAGGACCTTTACCCGAACATCGGGCAGCCGGGGGCCAATCCTGATCACGTCCACGACTTCCGGCCTGAAGACATCCTTGAAGCGATGGAGGAGGTCACCAAGCGAACCGGGCGGGGCTGGGAATGCCTTGAATGCGAGGTTCGCCCGCAGGACGAAGAATACTGCTTCTGGATGGTCTTCCGGCTTCGGGCCGATGCGACCACCGAATTCAAGCCGTGGAAGAAGCCCGATAAGTCCGTGATGGTCATCCGGCTCGGGGCCTTCGGGGACCAGATCCAAGCGGCGTCGGTCCTGCCCCACCTGAA